AATAAGAACTGGAACGCTTGAGACATCAAAGTCCACATAGTTAACTTCATCAAGTTCGTCAAATGCGCGAGCAAGCAAATCCAGGTGGGGGAGCATTGTCTCATTCCAAAAGACTCGGTGCTCTTCTGCGGCGTTGCTAAATGTTCTACCAGAGGCATTTCCAATTACTGATTCCGGAACACCAAATGCAGCAAGAATTTCCTCTTTTTGTATCTGGCGCATCTGAACATATGCAGCATCTCGTGGATTTGCCGAAGTGTCGACATAATCAACACCATCATCTGACGAAATCACAGTTGTCACACCAGCGCGACCAACATTTCCCCTGAATCTATTTCTCAATTCGTCTTTGTCGTCGTCGTCGATTTCTCCCTTTACGACCAAAATCCCACCAGGCCTGCCGTCATTAATTAGATAGTTCCTGTTGTAAACCTTTGCCAAGTTCTCTATTTCTATTGCTATGCCAGCAGACTCCATGGGTGTCAACGAAAGGTATGGGTCGAGTGGATGTGGTCGACGAATCCAAAGAACGTCGTCTTTTTTTAAAATCATTTTCTCGCCAGTGGGCATATAAACTTCATAACCAGAAACAAATGTTTTTGGGTCGGGAATCGGCGCCGTAAATTGTGGAGGAAGCAAACTCAATCCAATCAGTCTTCCGTCTCTTCCTTTAATCTTTTCGATAAAAGCACCGCGAGAACTCATTAACAACTGTGATGACAACCTGTACCTAAATATGAATGCGTTTTCCGCATCGTTGGATTTTGTGTTGAATATCTCAATTAGTGGAGAGCGCAGCGCCCTTCTGCCGGTAAGAACTTGCCCATCCCTTGAATTATCTTTTCTTAGGATTACCGAAAGACGAGCCTGATTCCCAGCAATGGCATCCACGCATCTTTGCACCCAAGTTATTTTCTGAAAACCCTCTCGATATGCACGCTCTATGTCCCACATGTCGTGGTAGGCGCGCCCGGCGTAACTGGGATTCGTTGATATGGGGGCGCCGGGCCCCAGCGCCTTAATCGAGGCGTTCCCGAGCGATTTGTTTTTAGACGAGTTCCAAGCCATTTTTCAACTACTCAGCGCCCAATAGATATCCGAATACTCCACAGGTAACTCCCGCAACAATAAAACCGACAGGCGGCGCTATGAGAAAGCCTCCTATTGCAGTAAATAGTATAAATGACGCCATCAATATATTTGCGAAGGTTGGTCTGTTGGCTCTGGTTCGCAGAAAATTAAACACCTTACTCATGTCCCCAAACTAGCGCATGTCGTGGTCTACGATTGAATGGTGACTAAAGATTGGAACAAAGTCCTTGAATATCTAGAACCCAAAGCACCGTCTTTTTGTCCTGAAAAGCCGTCAATAAATCAAAGAGTTTTTTTAAGAACATACTCAATCGAGGCCTTGTTTGGTGGTGCTGCTGGCGGGGGAAAATCCTCAGCGCTATTGATGGCAGCCCTTCAATATGTTGATGTTCCTGGATATTCAGCGATTTTGTTTAGAAGAACTTTCGCTGACCTGTCTCTTCCCGGTGCCTTAATGGACAGATTCAGGTCTTGGGTAGGTCAATACGATGACGTTCACTGGAATAACAATAGTTTTGTCGCAACGTTTCCATCTGGGGCACGAGTTTCGTTCGGTTACCTAAATAACACAAATGACTATTTGCGATATAAGGGTTCAGAATTTCAATTCATCGGGATGGATGAAGTTACAGAAATTAGAGAGTCTGATTATCGGTATTTGTTTTCCCGACTTCGTCGCCCTGCTAGCGGTCCGTTGTCTGCTGTTCCGCTACGAATGAGATGTGCTTCCAACCCGGCCCCCAACTGGGTGAGACAAAGATTTATTGTCGAAGGAAAAGAAAAGAATAGGATTTTCGTTCCATCTCGTCTTACTGATAATCCAGGAATCGACGCCGATTCATATCGGCAGGCGCTTTCGGCTCTTGACCCAATTGAACGCCGCCGACTCGAAGAGGGCGACTGGTGGTCCACGACCCTTGGGACTATGTTCGATAGAACATCAGTCATTATAATAGACAATGACGAAATACCAACCACCACGTCATCTGCTCGAGTCGTTCGGTTCTGGGACCTAGCGGCAACCGAACCGAGCCAGTCCACCCCCGACCCAGACTGGACCGTAGGAACCCTAATGATGTTCGACCAGGGGATTGCGCATGTACTGGATGTCAAGAAAAAGCGGGTTAAGGCCGACAAAGTCGAGCAATTCATAGCCCAAACCGCCTATGAGGACGGCGTTACCGTGCCAATCAGAATGGAGCAGGAACCAGGGTCTTCGGGTAAAGCCATTATTGACCAATTTGCCAGATATGTCCTTCCGGGCTTTGATTTTGGGGCAATTCGGTCCACTGGGGACAAAATAACCAGGGCTAGGCCATTTGCAGCCGCCCTTGCCAACGGCAACGTAAAAGTCGTCAGGGGTGCCTGGATTGGCGATTGGCTGGATGAATTATCGGCTTTTCCTGAATCGGCCCCCCACGACGACCAGGTCGACTCGGCTACGGGGGCCTTCAATTATTTGACTGGTTTGGGGTTGCCACAGAGGAGAAAAGTCAGTATCGTGGTGTGAGTTAGTTACACACTATTAGGAGATACTGATGACACTGGATACTTCTGTCTTTGACAAATGGCGCAAGGACATTATGGAAATTGATGCCCTGCTGGATGAATACATCCGCACAACACCAGACATTGCAGAAGCGGGCGAGATGCTCGTGCAATTGAACATGGTCAAACGTGATATGGGAATCATCTACGACTCATTTGCTGGCAAGGTCGGCATGCTCATGGGCAACCGTGGTCTTGTTGAAACACAGTCTGGCGCTTCCATTGAAAAGAAGAGCGCAACAGACCGCAAGAAATGGGACCACAGCAAACTTGCAACACGAGTAGCCGAACGCCTGAATGAAATGTCGGTTGACATGGACACTGGTGAGCGCACTATGACGGCAACCCAAATGGTTGAAAAACTGCTTGATTATGCTGCCGTTTCATACTGGCGCGTTGGCAAGTTGGGAGAACTGGGTATCAACCCTGACCTATATTGTGAACAAGGCGAACACAAAACAAACGTCATCGTCCGATTGGGGGACAAAAACAAATGAGCGATATTTACAATCGTCTATCTGAACCATTTCCGCAGGAGATGGAAAAGGTAATCAACAAGGGCGGGGTCAATCTGACCTATATCCCTGTTAGTGAAGTTATCAACCGCTTAAACAAGGTACTTGGTGTTGACAAGTGGTCGATGACCATTCAGAGTTGCCACCGTGACCCCAATGACCCTGAATTTGTGATAGCGCATGTTCGCATTGAGTATTTTCTCACTGAATTCAGCACGATTACTCGTGATGGAATCGGTGGACAGAAAATCAAGCGCACCAAGTCGGGTGCGATTCTAGATTTGGGCGACGAATTTAAGGGCGCCATTTCTGATGCCGTGAAGAAGGCCGCACAGACATTTGGTGTTGGTCTTTACCTTGCCCGCAGTGAAGAGGCAATGGAAATTGAACAGGTAATTGAGGCATCAAATGCGCCAGTTTCCGAACATGAGCAAAACTGGCAAAACTTTAAAGATTTGTCAGGGACGCTTAATAAGGAACAACGCGATGCCGTTGGTGCGTACTGGAAATCAACGTATGGCGACAAACCGAAGCCCAAGAATGCCGACAGCGTTACCGCAGAGGAACTAGGCGCTCTTATGGCCGAAGTGGTTCGACTACAATTTAACGGTAGTCATGTTGCCACAGAACAATGAACAGGTACTAGCACCACCGCCACATTTATCAGCGAGTTCATTGGCGACATTTGAGCAGTGCCCGCTTAAATTTCGTTTCAGCAAAATCGACCATATCCCTGATAAACCAGGAATTGAAGCGATTTTGGGCAACTTTGTACATGACGTTCTTGAAGCGTTGTATGCGTTTTCGCCAGAATTTAGAACGAAAGATACTGCCCGCGACCAAGCACGCAGTGTCTATATGGATAAGTACGCAGAAACAGTTCAAAACTACCTGCGTCGCGCCGACGATATTTCTAAGTTCAGGTGGCAAGCGTGGTTCTGTATAGAAAATCTTTGGTTGGTTGAAGACCCAACCACTGTTCACCCAATCGGGCTAGAAAGCGAATTCAATCATTTGCTCGGCGGTGTGGCGCTAAAAGGTTATATAGACCGTTACACAAAGTCGCTAAAGAGTGACAATGGTTTAACTATCTCGGATTACAAAACTGGCAAAACGCCGCGTGTTGAGTGGGTGTCGGACAAATTTGAGCAGTTGCGCATCTATGCGGCAATTATGCAAGAAATACAGATATTTCCTGTTACGTCGCTGGAACTTATTTACCTTC